CTCAGCGACGGGTGTATCTGCAAAAGTAATACACCCGAAGGCAGCGTGTTTCCTACGCTGCTGAGCTACGCTAATAAAATTGTGACTACGTAAAACCCTGGCTATGCCAGGTAAAATTTTCATCACAAAAATAATACGGCATAGCTCAGGGACAAAAGTACGTCCCCCGTGTCAGCCACCGACACGTGGATTTTTGTTTTTCCTACTGGAGAATCTTAAACTCCACATTTTCTGCTACAGGGTTTACATCCCTGCGAACCCCACATCTAAGAAGATGGGGGTTCATCCTCCTGTCGCACACGCCATGCAACAGGGGCGCCAGTGAAGAATCCTAAATTGAAATCTTCACCGACTGAAACGAAACAATGGATAGCAGCTGCATCCGATGTTCCGGCTTCCCAGATAGTTGACATCCAATGAAAATTGGTAAATCCCCTAACACCGCTCGTCCAATCTGCCTGCTTTGCAGGAGAAAAACGAACATTAGTGTAATAGGGTAATTCAGCCTCAACCACTGGGTTTTGACGAGTACTAGTAGCAACAGCACCATCCCAAGTATGAGGAATTAAAATCGCATTCTGTCGAACACGATCAAATTGACTACCTCCACTCTGGGTAATCATGGTAGTCTGTTGTTGATCATACTCTGAAGTAGAGGAGGCATTCCGCGTCACCATCAACAATGATGTCTCATCGGTATTACCCCCTGTACGAAAGTATTTCCAACGTAAACCTCCCCGTCTACCAGTAAACGCGGGAGTTACGTAATTAAGGAGTGTCATCTTACAATAATTGTAAGGTGTCCCTGGATCAGGTACAATTGTAGCATGAACGGCTCCCGGAGCATAGCCTCTGTAATAAGGAAAATTTGAATTATTCAAATTTATCATAGTGGCTGTAGTTATCGATCCGGCCGCAGATACTGCGGAATGGTAATTGTACCTCTTTAAACACTGGCGAAAAGATGTTATTGGATCACCATAGAACACACACGATGTGTGGTCTTGCTGTGATAACGTCGGCGCCATTGTATGTGAGGGGTCTAATTTCATAGGTTCATCTTCACGTTGAGTTAAATCAGCATCTGGTTGGTTCATCAGATGGCCAGCTACTTCCGCCATTTGCGGAGTAAATACTTCTGCCATCTGAGGTTGAAACCAAACCAAATCCTCAATATTACGTGAATCAGGTTCAAACACCTCGAAATCTTCCCCAGCAGAAACAAATACATTTATTTCTATATCATTGTTAATAGTCGAATTGGGAACGGTTAAATCATTAACCACATATACGGATAATATACCGTTAGCAAGCGTGCCTACATTGTTTGGCAACTTAGTAACGCCGTATGGTATATCATTCTCTAATGGGTTACGATGATTAAGAATACTCT